AACAATGGGCATCGTATTAAATGGTGATTACAGAGAAAATGTATTGACGCGTGGCGTATATGATTATATTGAAAAATATACACGAACCCAGGGGTCGGCAAAAGATGGAATATATTGCTACAATTTTTGTCTGAATACGAGTCCTTTTGAATATCAGCCATCGGGAGCAATCAATTTAAGTAAATTCAAAACAGTTGAATTGGAACTAACAACCTATATTCCTGATGTAGATTTGGTGAATTCTACTTTTGGAGTCATTTGTGATCAAACTGGGCAAGCAATCGGAATATCTAAACAAAATTGGAGATTGTATGAATATAATTACAATTTGACATTGTATGAAGAGAGATATAATATATTATCGTTTGTAAGCGGCAATTGTGGTATGCTATATGCTAGATAATCGTGGTTTTTTTCAAATACTATTATATAAGTAATTATATAATACTATATATTAGAAATGAGTAAAACAATATGGAAAACAAAAACATTTAGTCAAGATAAAGAAGAATCTAGTTTGTTGGAAGGAATGAAATCAAGACGAAGGGAAACAACTACAAATATAGAAGAAAATTACGAAACTAAAAAAGTAATTGAGAGAATGCAGGAAATTTCCCAAAAAAAGGACCCCAATTATAAAAACATAGAAAAATTAAATAGTATATATGAAAATAATGACGGTTCAAGTGGAATTGAAGATTTTAATAAAGGAATTAATGAAATGAACTCCGCATTTGATGAAATGAATAATATATTCACGAAGGATCCGTCTAAAAAAAGTGAACATGAAAATGCTTCATCAAAAAAAGAAAGTTTTAAAGAGGGAAATAAATGCAAACGTAATACAGAATTTTCCAAATTTTTTGATACGATAAGAAAAATTATAGCTCAAGTTAACAATATATTGTTTGTAAAGTTTGATACTTATTTAACTCGGGGAATTGCTACAGTGTATGATGAAATTGAGGGTCGTAAAAGATCTGGATTCATTGATATGAAAAACAGCGAAAACATGAGCGAATATGACAAAAATATGAGCGATTATGACGAAAATATGAGCGATTATGACGAAAATATGGAAAATATGGATACAGATGACGAAAATATGGAAAATATGGATACAGATGACGAAAATATGGAAAATATGGAAAATATGGAAAATATGGATACAGATGACGAAAATATGGAAAATATGGAAAATATGGAAAATATGGAAAACATTGTAGAAGGATTAAAAAAAAAGAAACCGGCACCAATTAAGGTAGCACCAATAAAGAAACCAAAAGCTTTGAAGAAGCCAAAAGCGTTGAAGAAGCCAAAAGCGTTGAAGAAGCCAAAATCGGCGAAGAAGCTAAAATCGGCGAAGAAAAAAGCGAAGACATCAAGTAAAAATAGATCTTCCGCAAAAAAAAGAAATTTGACAAATAGAGAAAAGGATATCACATTGATCAAGAATCAGGCATATTATATTCTAGCAATACCTTTTGCGTTATTTATTACGTATAACTGGTTCTTTTTAATGTTTTACAAAGAAAATGATGTAGTCAGGGTAGATAGAACAATTAATTTCGACTTGTTCAATCCTATAAAACCGATACTAAAGTTTCTTTTTGTATATTTGGTAAAAGTAACAACTATATTTGATTCAATAATGATGGACCAAATTCCATATCTAGTAGATACAATGAAAAAGAATAAATTTTTTGGATTTTTATTAAATTCAATGATACTATTTATCATATTAGTAAGTATAATAGCATATATTGTTTGTAATTATTCATCCACTATGAAAAATGCATTTTTCGCTTACTTGAGCGGTTCTAAAAAACCACCTTATGTAAATTTATTATATGGAATTGTAGTGCTATGTATTGTTTTGTCATTTTTCCCATCAAGTATCATCGAAACTGTATCAAGCACAGCATCATTTATTGTTAGTCCTATTGGATCAATTATTGGCTTTCTAATTAAATTGGTGTTTACAATAGTGAATATCAGTGTTGCCGGTTTATTGCTGATATTTTATATTTTTGTTAATTCATTTTTTGCCATGCATTTATATTCATATAATCCACATGTAATGAAAAGTATAAACGAGTTTTTATACAATTCTATTAAAATGGCTGGAGTAAAAGATTGTCCTCCCGGGTCATCAAATTGGTGGCAACGATTTTTCAAAATTATTATTGAAATTATTTATCATTGCTTATACGAATCAATCTATATCCTTTTCTTTTTCATTGGATTTTTAATGTATTTAATATACATGAAATCATTAAGCTGTAAACTAGCATTTGCCGGAATAAATGCATTTATAATTTCGGCGATTGGAATAATAACTTATTATACAAAAATAAAAGATTTGATAAAAGAAATAATCAAAAATAGAAATACATAAATACATAAATATTATGAAAATAAATATATAAACAGAAGATAAATATATATTTATTACTATTATGTCAAAAGCAAAAAAACACTACCCTTTTGTAAGTGTATGCACGCCGACTTTCAATCGTCGCCCTTTCATTCCAACTATGTTAGCATGTTTCAAGAATCAAGATTACCCAAAAGATCGTATGGAATGGATCATTGTAGACGATGGCACAGATAATATTGGTGATTTGATTAGAGAAGCGAAAATTCCACAAATCAAATATTTCAGATTAGAAAAGAAAATCTCATTGGGTGAAAAACGTAACTACATGCATCAACAGTCAAAGGGATCAATTATAGTGTATATGGATGACGATGATTATTATCCACCGGAGAGAGTCTCTCATGCGGTTGAGCGATTAACGGGTAGTCCAGATGCATTATGTGCCGGTTCAAGTGAGATGTATATTTATTTCAAACATATTAAACAAATGTATCAAACGGGCCCATATGGTCCGAATCATGCTACTGCTGGAACATTTGCATTCAAAGTTGAACTACTGAAACAAACACAATATGAAAATCATGCGGCATTGGCTGAAGAAAAGGCATTTTTGAAAAATTATACGATACCGTTTGTTCAATTGGATCCTATGAAAAGTATATTAGTATTTTCACATGAACACAATACATTTGATAAACGTAAAATGTTGGAAAATCCACACCCAGACGTTTTCAAACCATCCAATAAAACGGTGGATATGTTTATTAAAACAAAAAAGGAGGAGCATATAAAGAACTTTTTCTTAAAAGATATTGATGCATTATTGGCGAAATATGATCCAGGACTTCCAATAATGAAACCCGATGTATTAAAGCAGATAAAGGAGATAGACGAACAGCGGGCAAAAATGATGGAAGAACAGAGTAAACATGGACCGATTATGTTACAACGAGATGGCAAAGAACCGGTTGTATTATCATCGCAAGAAGTTATTGGTATTATAGAACAACAACAGCGTCAACTACAAGAAATGGGCGAACATATACAACGATTAGAAATGAATAAACCAGGCGCATGGCCACCACAAAGCCCTTTTGCCCAGAGTCCATTTACACAAAATCAGAATCAAAGTCCTTTTACACAACCCCAAAATCAGAATCAAAGTCCTTTTACGCAACCACCACAGAGTCCATTTACCCAAACCCAAAATCAAAATCAGAGTCCATTTACCCAAACCCAAAATCAAAATCAGAGTCCATTTACCCAAACCCAAAATCAGAGTCCATTTACCCAAAATCAAAATCAAAATCAGAGCCCTTTTGCCCAAAATCAAAATCAGAGTCCATTTACTCAAAATCAATCGACACCGTCACAATACTCGGACATTGTAATGGCTGAACAACGTATTTCTGAATTAGAAAAACAGAACATTGAATTGAATGTTAAATATAGTCAAAATTTCAATGAATTACAAAAATACAAACGTATGGCCGAAACCCAGAAAATTACTATAAATAATTTGCAAACCGAAAAAGCAGAATTATTGCTAACACAGAAAAAACACGTAAGTTTTATGAATTAGACAACATAAAAAATAACGGTTAACATATGAAAACCATTATTTTTTTTGAAACTATATACTTAATGCATAGGAAGCATATATTCCTTGATTTCGTCATTTTCATCATAAATTGGATGAATATAATCCTTGATTTTATCTTCGTCTTTTACTAAATATGCTTGATAAGGAGAAACGTTGATATAATTTTTAACATAACATCTTTCTAATTTAGCGGGTTCAAGTGGTTCAAATAATTTACTAATATCATATTTACCTGGATTCAATTCGTCTTTTTCATAATAGATGACAACATCCTTTACTAAATCAATGTTGTCACCATCGTCTACTATTTTTTTTGATAAATCTACTACATATTCAAATAATTTTTGGATT